CGGATCAACTTGTAGACCAAGAGGGTCGAATCTTTGAAGTGAGAACTGTAAGAGCACCCAAGACTTACCAAACCGCGAAACAATGTCTGGTTGAGTTGGTGACCTGATGGCTAAGACTGCAACAACCGCATTAGGGAATGTAACTTCTTCTACAGGTGCTGTAGGTGGTGGCGCTGCTCTAGGTAATATCACGATCTTGGGAGTTGCAGAGGCTATAGCCAAGTTCGGTCGTGTCAGTCAACTTGTCTATCGAGAGACCGGACTTATCACTATGAGAACCGCCCAATATGCTCAGCAGAGAGCTCAAGAACGAGTTCACTCTTCGACTAATGTGTGGACTGCTGGTGGTAAAACTGGAGCTGACTATACTGACGCTTTGAGGGATAGTATCGGTATCGAGAAGGATGGGGTCTATGACTGGTCGGTTTTTGCCGGCACAGAATACGCTGCTATCGAGGAATATCATCCAGGTCACGAATACCTACGTCCGGCCCTATACGAATCTGTTCCTTACGCCCAGGCGCTATTGGGGGCCTTGGCTGTACAGATCGAGGCGATATGAAAATCGTAAAGGACGCTCTAACTCATATCCTCAGAACTGATCCCATAGTTCAAGCTTATGTAGGTCGTGATAGTAGAGATCAACCTCGAGTATACGAGGACTATGCTCCTAAGGATGAATTGGCTCCCTATGTCGTATGGCATCTTATGGCTGGCGGAACACCCCCAGAGGGAACCTATGGAGATGACGAGTGCATCGAAAACGTCCTAGTTCAAGTTGCAAGTTGGGGTCGTAACTACGATGAAGCTTGGTCTATATATGGCATAGTTCACGATGCTCTGAGAGGAGGTAATTGGAACGCGATGCTTGCTCCATACGAGCTCATGCTAATCAAGCGTATGGGCGACCAGTTCACGGTTCCTGACGCCGATACGAACTGGGTTCAAGTGCCTGTCACCTATCGACTTTCTTTGGGTAGGTAGTGTATGATGGGTACTGTATGAAACGGTCACAGGATCGAGGAGGTGTAGGTAGTGGCTAAGTACACAGGTGAGAATATGGCTATCTGGTTTGCGGGGATAGATATCTCGGGACAGGCAAGAAACCTCGAGGTCAAGCAGTCCGCTGATGAGGTAGACGTGACCACTTACGGATCGGTTGACAAGGAGTTCATCGTTGGGATGATTGAGCGGGATGCAACGCTCGAGGTTCTCGATGATAACACCGCGTCTACAGTCCGTACAGCAACTCGTGCCGGAAGTTCTGGAACACTGATCTGGTTCCCGAAGGGTTCCACAGCGGGGTATCCGAAGTTCACTGTAGGTACTGCAGTAATCAAGGAGCAGAGTCTTTCTTATCCGTACGACGATGCCGTGAGCATGAGCGTTAGTATGCGGCTCTCAGGTGCGGTTACTGAAGGAACTGCCTAACCAGGGAGAATAAACTGATGGCGGGGTCAGAACAGAAAGAGAAACAATTGGAACACGCTGAAGAGCAGAGGCGAGCTTCTAAGGAAGACCTGCTTCGACCGCAATTGAGAGAAGAACCCATCTTCATCGAGAGTTTGGGTTATGAGATCGTTATATGCTCACTCTCTAAAAAGAAGCGGGATGAAATCCGAGGCGAGTGTGGCTATGGTTCTGATAATTGGGACGAAGCAAAAGCCTCTGCTCTTCAGATACTTGCTTGTGTAAAGGATCCTCAACTAACATACGAGGATCTTGAAAGACTAGATGAGCAAAGTGCCGAGATCATTGATGAGATCAACCTCCACATCTCCCTACACAATTGGACTGGGAGAACTGAAGAGCTAAAAAAAGACTCAAGCGAGATCCAGAATTCAGATTCTCCCTCGAGTTAGCTGAAAGGCTAGGAATGACTTTAGCTGAGTTGCAGAACAGAATGAGCTCAGCTGAGTTCGAGGCCTGGTTGGCTCTCGCGATGCTACGAGAAGATGAATGTCCCAATTGTGGTGTGGAGCCCAGGGATATGATGAAGTTCAATTATGGGGAAGTGAAGTGTCCAGTATGCCACTCTTCGTACGGAAAGATTAGAAGATGGGGTTCCTCAGCGGTTCGTCTGGAAGCCTTGGAAGCGTAGGAGGAGCAACAGCTAGATTAGTTGTCCTCATAACCGGGACTTCCGCTCCACTACAGGCGGAGCTTGCCAAAGCTTCTTCTGCTTTGGGGAACTTTGGTTCCAAGGCCGGTGCTCTGGGTTCTGTAATGACCAGGAGCCTTACAGTACCCTTGCTCGGCCTTGGTGTAGTTTCTGTGGCTATGGCTTCTCAATGGGAAGCTATGTTAGCCAAGTTGTCAACTTTGACCCCTGTATTGGAAACTAGTGGTAAGTCTATCGAAGGGGTCTCTGCAGATCTCTTCGCTATGTCCAGTCAAACTGCTACAAGTGTAACCACACTTGCTAACACCTTGTACTTCGCCGGGTCGGCTGGACTAAACTATGCCGATGCTATGGAAGTTACAAGACTTGCTTCACAAGGTGCTGCTGTCGGTATGGGAGAAGCCGAGGATATCGCTCGTACCCTTGTTGCTGCCATGAACAACTGGGGACCTGAAACTCTATCAGCTGCTCAGGCGATGGATGCACTTACTATCGCCATTCGAGAAGGACTTGCTGAACCCGCTGAGTTCGCAATCGCTCTTGGTCGAGTTATGCCTATCGCTCAGCAAGCTGGGCTAAGTTTCAATCAATTGACCGCATCAATAGCGCAACTCACGAACTTGGGTATGCCTACTCGAGTAGCTACCACATCGTTGAGAGCCTTGATAACCGGCATGATAGGCCCCACGATAAAAACCGAAACAGAGTTTGCGAAGTATGGACTTACTCTTGACCAGGTAGCTAATGCTATGGAAGCCGGCCCTCTTGTGGCCTTCGAGCTTATGTCTAACGCCGTAGATAAAAGCGGTATGTCTTACGCTGAGTCTAATGCAGCTCTAAGAAACATGATGCCGACCATTCGTGGATATACTGCTTATCTGGCATTGACTGGTCAGGCTCAAGAAAAGTTTGCTGAGATCCAAAGAAAATCCGCCAATGCTGAAGGAGCTTTCGCTAAGGTATGGGAGGAATTCCAACAAACTCCTGCTATCAAATGGAAGCAGATGTTGGCCGATCTCCAAAGCGCAGGTATCAAGCTTGGACAACAACTGTTGCCTGTTTTCATGGCTCTTATGCGTGGTGTCTCTGGTCTTGCTAACTCTTTCACTCAACTAGGACCTGCTGGACAGAAAGTTGCTGCTGGATTGTTACTTATAGGAGCATCAGCAGGTCCGGCTTTGACTCTCTTCAGCAATCTTACTAATGCTGGAGCTGGATTATATACTTCTCTCAAATCTACTACTATTGGACTAATCACTATGGGCACAGCGGCAGTATTTGCCGTCTCTGGCCTTAGTCAGATGATGAGCGGGTCTCTTGGATTAGGGCCAATAATCATGGCTTCACTTGGAAGTTTCATAGCTCTGAAACTGGCTATCGCTGGGGTTTCTGCAGTTATGACTCCCTTTGCTGTGGCTAGTGCTACTGCTGCTACAGCTTATGTAACCGCAGCACAAGCAGAAGTTGTAGCCGCAGGTGAAGTAGCTGCAGCAGAGGCTCTATTGAACTCAACTCGTACAGCTTCAGGTAGATTTACCGCAGAATCAAGTATTGCAATAGGACTTCGTGCTGAGGCTCTTCAAGCAGAAGCAATAGCCGCAAATGAAGCTGCTGCGGCCAATGCTAGATACCTTTCAGCTACTAGGGGAGCTAGAGGGTTAGGTTCTGTTCTTGGAGGGCTAACTCCAGGGATGATTACTGGAATAGGGATTGCTTTCACTCTTGCTGCTGTGGGTGTTGCTTACTTCATCGGTAAATCCAAAGAGGCTAGAAAATCCTTAGATAATATGGGTTCTAGTATAGTTTCAGCTGCTAGAAGCGGATCAACATTTCAAGCCTTTATTGAGACAATGACTGATCCTGCTCTTGCAGCTGCATTGACCGCAGATGCGAAAGCTGCTGGTACTCTAAATACAGCCTTGTCTGCGGGTATACCTGCTACTTATGCTTCACAGGTTCAAGTACTATCTAGAGGACTTGGGGAACTTGCTAATATGAAGGGTGCTGGTTCTGATTGGTTACCCGCTGACCAAGTTGCTACTCTTGAAAAAGCCTCAGATGTAATGGCTCACGTAGCCATCGAAGGTGGTGATATGGGTCAACATCTGGCAGATGCTGGTATTCCCATCGCTGACTTCAATAGCTTGATGAAGGAGATAGGATCTTCTGGTACTACAGAGATGCAAGATCAAGCCAACGGAATGTTGGATCTCTCTTTGAGAGCTGGAGAACTATATGTTGCTAACAAGAAATACCAACTTTCAGTAGCGGATTCTATAACTCTCAATGAAGGACTTACTCAAGCAGTTCAAGATACAGCTGATACCTACGGTGTAACTACAGAACAAGTAAACTCGGCTTTGAGCAGTATGGGTTTGACTAGTGCTGATCTTGTAGTTGCATCTCAACGTGATGCCATTGCAGTTTCTGCAGAATGGGTAGATGCTTCAGGTGAGATAGTCGGTGCTCAAAGAGAGATAGAAGCAGCTTTCACTGCTACTCAAGCTGGATTACTTGAACAGATCGGGTTATTCGGTAAGCTTGATACCAAGGTACAAGGTTCTAATGCTACTTTGATAAAGCAAGCTGAAGCTCATGCGACCTTTGCTTCTAAAACTGTCCTTGCTGCTAAAGAGCTTGTTGCCAAGGGTGTACCCACAGAACTCGTGAACAAGATAATGGCTGATTCTCCGGCGATGGCCCAACAACTTGCTGATGCAAGTATCGGTGAATTGAAGCGACTAACCAATGCCTATAAAGTAGAGTTGGCAGCTACTGACGCTGAGATCCTCAAAGAAGGGAAACACCAATTCGTCAAGGGTCAGGATATGGTGGTTCAACTCACTCAAGGTATCCTTTCCAATGACTCTCTTAGTCCAAAGGCTGCACAGCATCTTATAACCCAATTCCAAGGTGGACTTGCTTCAGGTAAGATTACTGAAGAGGGAATGTTTATCGCTCAGAAACTTATTGAGGGTATTCAAGATACTCCTGAACTTGCAGGATCAGCTGACAGACTAATATCTAAGATCTTTAGAGATATGGCTTCAGGAGTAGATTTCGCAGGTATGGGGGATAAAGCTTTCGCTAAGTATATTCAAGGTATCACTGGGAACAAGGGAGATATATCTAAAACTATAAACGATACCGTCTCAGGTGCTATATCTAGAAGCGGAGGGATAAGTCCTAAGTTCGCGGGTGTAGGCGCTGATATTGGACAATCACTAGCAAGCCAGATAGAGGCAGGAGTACAATCCGGCAAGATATCTCAAGTCGGAGTTGATGTAATGAACCAGATCATCAGCGGGATCAAGAGTGCTAACCTGCCGCCTGACATCTCCACTGGGATAACGAATCAGATCATGAGTGATGTGGCCACAGGCAAGGTAGATCTTTCTACTATGGGTACAAAAGCGATGGCCACTTATGTCCAGGGTCTTGCTCAAAGTAAGGGAGCTGCTGCTGGAGCAGTAAGGTCGGTAGTTGCTGCAGCTGCTGCTGCAGCTAAGAGTGGAGCTTCACTTACCGCAGCTGGAGCAGCACTAGGACAGAGTCTTGCAAAGGGAATTGCTTCCGCTTCTGGTGCAGTAAAATCTGCTGTGGCTGGACTTATAGCCGATGCAAAAGCTGCGGCAGATGCTGCCGCTAGAAACTCACCAGAATACTTCACTTACTATATGGGACAACGTGTAGCTACCGATCTTGGTAGGGGAATGGATAGGGGCTTCGGTAAGTTGCATCAGATCCGTGTGCCTATCGGTGGCGTAGACCAGATGAAGGCCCTGAGCAGATTGTCAGAAGCGTCAGGCAACGGGGGGCAGGGGATGCAGGGGAATATCACTATCACGAACTGGCAAACGGGCATGGCTATGTTCGATGGTCGTATCGAATCCAACGCCAACAAACGTGACCGACACCAAGCTAGGCTTGAGAGGATGAACTCGTGAGCGTATCAACAGTTACCTGTAATATAGACGCTTACGTGGATCAGGCTCGAGCATGGACTAACTTCGGTAATAAGTCCGTTCTAATGATGAATAACGATACCAATAAGAAATATGCCTACATCTTTGGCCCTAAGAACTTTCAGGATGGGGACCATGTATATAGTTCGATCTTCAGTTTCTTTGTGAAGAGTGGATGGGTTGATGTAGGAGGAACTACTGTTACTGCAGATGTGATTACCATGGAGTGGAAAGAAGGACATATCAACTGGGGTAATAAACCTTCAGTATATGGAGGTGCAGCAACAGTAGTTGTAGCACAGAATGCTGTGGATGGGACTAGATATAATATAGATATCACTTCTTTTATGGGAGCTGTAGCAGATGGAACTAGAGGTTGGTGGGGTCTTGTCCTTACGATAAACAAGACTGGTGACCACAGCATCTATTCTAGTGAAGCTGTTATAGGTTATCGACCTTATATCACTACTACTTGGTATCCACCTCCCGCTGCTCCCACTGACCTAGTTCCTGTGGGTGATAAGGCAGTATCACTTGCTCGACCAACTTATAATTGGAGTTTCAATGACTCCTTCGGTGATAGTATTCAAGCTAAGTCTCAACTTCAGATATCATCTTCTTCGAGTTTTACTTCTCCTCTTTATGATTCTACTCTGATAACTAATGCAGGTCACCAATATACTCCTGCTTACGATCTTACTGATAACACCAAGTATTATTGGAGAGTAAGAGTAGAGGATAACCGAGGCTATACTAGTCCTTATACTAGTTCCTATGTTTCGACGTTTTATCGTAGGACGAAAGGGACTTCATCTCTTACTTCTCCAGCAGCTACTGAATATCAGATCACCCCTCTAGTAACCTTCAGTCAACTCTCTGGTCGAACCCAAGCTGCTGCGGAGTATCTTGTTCAGGAATATAATTCCGTTCTAGCAGCTTATCAAACTGTATATACAAAACCTAGGATGGAAATTGCTTCTACAGGCAGTATCACCTGGTCTATCCCAGATGGGATTATAAAGACTAGTAGTCGTAACTACAAAGCGATTGCTAGGATCTATGACACCATAGACCGGATCAATACTCCGGGTGACTCAGCTTATGTAGAAGTAAGTCAGGTCTTCACATTCGCTCGTGATGCTGGTACAACAGGAACTGCCAGTCTTACCGGTACTCAATCCGGAGCTGGGATAGTTCTAAATTGGACTAGAGCTTCAACACCGGATTTCTTTGTCATCCGTGTAGATGGAGAATATATCGACCACGATCTTGATGGTGAATTCCGCTTCTATCTAGCTCCTTACTCTGGTACTAGTTACCATGTTACGATTTACGGTCTTACTAGTGATATAGCTCATACTGTAGAAGTTGAAGCTGTAGTTCTAGCTACTAGTGTTTACAAGCATTCTTCAAGCAACTCAATAGCTAATATCACTCCATCTATCAAAGGGATCTGGCTTGTTGAACCTGTCTCCGGTACTTCAGTTCAATTTCTTGCTGAAGAACCTGATTTCGAGATCGGCGAACAAGCTGGGATTTTCTATACAGTAGGTGGTAGAAAACCCATAATGATTACTTCTGCAGTTAGAGGTTATGAAGGCTCCGTTGAGGGTCTTATTCCCGGTATCACCTATCGTGATAATCTTGAGACTCTAAAAGGTCAATTGAATACCAAAGAACTTCGACTGATCTTTTCTGATCTCAATATTCCAGTTTTACTAGGTAAGATCACTGGTCCAGTAAAACAGATTTTACCCACGGGAGTTATTTACTATAGAGCTGGATTCGAGTTCTATCAGTCGGGTCAATTCACCGTAGATATTACTGGAACCACCTAATGCTAACGATGGGTTTGACAGCTGACGAGAAGAAGCAATTCGAAGCAGCTCTCTTCATCAGTCATCCTATTCGTATCACCGTTACGGTGCTTGACCAAGATGAGAAACCTATAGGATCTCTAACAGGTCCTCAATCACTTGTAATCTCTGGTGATATCCAGATGGACGCTAGTGAAAAAGCCGGTAAGGATAAATTAGGCACTAAACGAAGTTTGAGTCTTGTTATCCTCGATTCTAGTCATAAACTTGCCATAGTCCCTAGTACTCCAGCGGATCAAGCTGTATATCTCAATAACTTCATCTCTGTTCTATATGGAGTATGGGTTGAAACTCTGTATAGGTGGGTTGATGTACCCGTATTCTGGGGCCCAGTATCTGTTGTTACTAGATCTGCTGATGATACGGTCACAATAGAAGCTAAAGGTAAAGAATCCTTAGTAAAAGAACCCAATATAATGTGGAATACTATGAGTTTCGGTAAGGGTAAAACTGTCACAAGTACTATACGAGAAGTATTAGAAGCTAAGGGAGAAACCCGATTCGGGGGTCTATATGAAAACCCCAATAGAAAACTAGTCAAAACTCTATCTCTTAGTAGAACTCAAGATGCCTGGGGTCCAGTTCAGAAATTAGCAGAAACTATGAATCAACAACTCTTTTATGATGGTGAAGGTAATGTTAGATTGAGAACTATTCCCACTGCTTCATGCTTCACTTTCGACTATTCTTCTGGAGTAAATGGGGGAGTAACATCAAGACCAGAGATAGTTTATGATCTTGAGAATACCAAGAATACAGTACAAGTCCAGGGCAACAAGAATGACCAGAAGACTCACGTAACAGCAACTGCTTATGCTCCTATGGGTCACCCTTTATCTCCGTCGTCGCTTTCTAGAAATGGAAAACCTCGATACATAGTAGAGCAGATCAACAATGACCACATAAAACGAGTTGAACAAGCACAGGCTCTTGCTGACCAAAGACTTGATGATAACCTCTTGAAGAATATGGACATAACCTTCGATTGTTTGCCTATCCCTCATTTAGAAGAGAATGATCTTGTTACCTTGAAGAATTCTGAGTATCACATCAACTTCAGAGTTACTCAATTCACTTTACCCCTGACTGAACAAGACTCTATGTCAATCGGATACACTAAACCCACTAAGGGTAGTGGGGGTAGCGGTGGAGGTGGTGGTAACGGTGATCCCCCCGAGAGTGGCGGAAGACCTGGCGGAGCTGGTGTAAAGTGGAAACCCCTGAATAAGAGACAAAGGGCGAAGATGAAGCGGATGAGGCAACGTATAAAGAAACCTAAGGCGAAGAAATAATGGCCATAGGAGATAAAGTCACTGGTCGAGTTATAGCTGTGGAAGTCAAACCCATGGGTTCAGCTTTGACTTCGGCTTATACTGCTGGTGATACTCATCTCCACTTGGTAGATCCTACAGACTTCGATAACTTCATATACAGCCCTAATCCAGTATATTTCTCTATCATGACTAGTGATGGAACTACTGAAAGTGAAGAGATTAGAGCCTATGGCGGAACTACTGTAGCAGACGATGGAATTATATACGGTTTAGTATTTGACGATGAAGTACCGCCAGGAGGAACTTTAGTTCCGAATACCGTCTGGTTCGGGACTCCACTTACTAATCTACCAGAAGCTGATGCCGCTGTCTATCTTTACCCCAGAGCTTATACCAGATACTGTCAGGTCAAAATAAGTGAAGATGACAATGATGTAGTTTATGCTGCTATCCCTAAAGGTCTTGCTTCTCAGTTGTTAGAGGGTACTCGATCTGGGATCACTCAACAAGAGATCGTAGTTATAGAGTACGATGAAGATGAGATGGAATGGTATGTAGTTGATATGCCATCAGCTCCTGCTCTACTTGACGGTACAGTTGCTCCTTTCCGAGGGGCTGTTGCTACTACTTCTGCTGACCAGTCTATCACAAAGAACACCGATGTTGTTTTAGCGTATGACACGGTAAGCTACGATACTATGGGGCTTTGGAAATCAGTTACAAGCAAGATGCAGATCCCTACGAAATCGTCTGGATATTATCAGGTCACCGCTTCTTGTATGTGGACACCATCGGGGGGAACGACTAGTTTTCGACAGATACAGATTGCGAAAGATGACGGTGTTACTATTACCGTTGTAGCTACTAATGCAACTCATCCTATCGAATCTGGGAATCATTATTGTAGAGTTAGTTGTATAGAGTGGTTCAATGAAGGCGACAAGATCTTCGCCTATGCAAGACATAATAGTGCTACTGGAACTTTCTACTCACTAACTGGCGACGGTACTAAGCTAGAAGTTATCTTCCAGGGTACTGTCGTGTGATTGACGACTCCTGGATGATTGATGCCCTATGTAGAGGGACTAAAAATCCCGACATCTTCTACCCTGATACTAGTCAAGGGAAGATGGTCGACATCCGTAACGCTAAGAGACTTTGCCTCAAGTGCGAAGTCAGAACTAGCTGCCTCTTCTATTCTATCGCCCACAGAGAGAAGAATGGGGTATGGGGTGGACTTTCTGAAAGGCAACGCTCGAAACTACCTAAACCGTTGAAAGTCAAGATCAAGAGACTGTGGGATTCCAAGTACCCGCTCCATCGTATCGAGGTACGACGAGGAACTGGAGAAAGGAGGGAAAAAGCATGAAGTTGAAAGGTGCATTTATCCGAGCCATACGCTCGGCGCTTCAAGCCTTCGTTGCTGCATCGGGTATCGGAGCTCTTGCTGTACTTAGAGACTGGGCAGATATCAAGCAGTTAGGCATATCGCTTGCTCTAGCTCTTGTCTTCGCTTTGGCCACGTTTATCGTGAGTTTTGCTCAGAACGTGATAGAAGACAATACGTCTCTAAGCATCCCTAAAGATGGGCCAACAGCATAGCATGATATGACACGCAGCACGCCCCTTATCGTCCTAGGGACGCGCTGAACGCGAAGCTAGGCCATAAGAAACGCCCCCCGGCATCAGTCGTCAGGGGGCGTTCCTTTGGAGCTACTACTTGGCGCTACGTGTGCTGCGCCTTGCCACAGACTTCTTGGCAGCGGGCTTCTTGCCCTTGATCTTGTCGAGCTTCTCCTTGGTCTGTTCCTTGATAGCGCCACCCTGCACCCGCTTGATGATCTTCTTCACCTGTGGGTGGTCGAGAGACGACCATTCGTAACGACCGCTGTCGCCCTTCGGAAATTCCTTGCGAAGCAGCATCCGCAATGAGCGGGGACTGCAACCGGCAGCCTTAGCTACCTCGTTGGTGCCGATGGTCTCTTTCTTGGCCTTCGGTGCCACCTTCTTGCCTCCCTTCCTTGTTGCTCTTGTACGACGGGGCTTCTCGTCAGGATCCTCTTCGTCCTCGTCTTCCTCGTCGTCTTCCTCTACTTCGTCTTCCTCATCTTCTTCGTCTTCATCCTCATCTTCTTCGTCTTCATCTTCTTCGTCTTCTTCGTCTTCTTCGTCCTCATCATCTTCGTACGGTTCGTCGTCCTCTTCCTCTTCTTCGTCGTCCTCTTCTTCGTCGTCTTCGATCTCTTCGTCGTCCTCTTCGTCTACATCTACACCTTCGGCCTCAAGCTCGTCGAGGATTTCATCTAGATCGTCGTCCTCTTCCTCTTCAGGCTTCTGCTTCTTGGACTTCTTTACCTTTGTAGCGGTCAACGTATACCTCCCTCCGAAACAGTAACGGGCTTTGTGCTGATGAGAAACGCGGTCCTTTGTGTTGTCATCCCCGCCTTCACCCCCTTCTCATGTTTCACATCAGCGATTGCAAAGCTATCTTATCAGTCCTCAAAACCCATTGTCAATATTATTTTCAGACTTTTTTTATGGGTCATGGGGCACTCCCAAAGACGAAGTTCATGGCATCATCCACAGAGGTAATAACCGCTGCCTTGCCTCCTGCTAACCGTATCTTCTTGAGTACCCACGACTGCCTTTGAGTGAGTGTATATTCCTTACCCGGCAACTTGATCTCCAAAGCGTAGAACATACCCGAGTAAACTCCCATCACGTCTGGTAATCCCTTCTCCTGAGTACCAGTCTGATGAGTTATGAACCAGTATCCACTATAGGCAGTAAGCGCCTTCACGATACGTGTACGTAACCTGGCTTCACTCATGGCAGTTAGATAGGCTCGGGACAAGATCAGCGAAAGGGGGTGAACCAAACTCAGTCTTGCCCCGAGCCCAAATCATGGATTAGACCTCGTCGAGGTCGACGTCTTCGATCTCTTCATCGTCGTCTTCCTCTTCGTCGTCATCCTCATCTTCCTCTTCGTCCTCATCTTCCTCTTCGTCGTCATCCTCTTCCAACTCTTCGTCATCATCGGCGTCGAGCTCGGACAACTTGAAGGTATCGACCACCCGAGAACGTACTTTGCCTTCGTACTCGTCATCTTCTATCGTGATAGCGAGCTTCTTCCCTACGCACCCTGCCAGATCGAGCTTCACTTGCTTCTTCGGGATCGCTATACCGATAGCCTCTAGCATATTCCTCAGCACCCACAACGACTGCGGCAACAGATTGCAGTTATGGAATACCTTATTGCCCTTGTACTTCCCATCGAGAAACTGCATCTCGAATACTATCTGTGGTGTCTTCTTATTCCCGGAAGTAGTGTTCGTGGCCTTGACCACCTTCACTGCATAATCACCGGGCTTGAAATGCTTTCCGCCTTTGCGCTCCTCAACATCTGAGAAGTCTACAACAACGGAGGTAGATCCACCACCACTAGATCTAGTCTTAGTTCTTGTGGTTTTCTTTACGACCATGTTATCCTCCTACTTCTTCTTCGTCCAATGTACCAGTACCTTGGATCCGGTTGATAAGCCGGGTCAGATTGTCATCCCGCTTGGGCAGCCGGATAACTGACGGGAGTCCAGATTCGGACCTATCACCCGTGGTGTAGATCTCGTGCGCCCCGATAAGCAATCGCCTCTCGAGTGTACGAGTCTTCTTACCATCACCCCCTTTCGTTACCACCTCCTTCAGAAACATACGGCCGATAATATCGACCGCTGGGGTCAACGCTGAACGGACACTTGGTGAGATCTCAGGAAAGACCTCGGGTGCTTCATCATCATCTTCCGTATACCCTCGGCGTTCCTGCGCCAGATATACGACGTTCATGGGCAAGTTTCTGAAGTTGAGTATTACTGTACGCATGAGCTCGGCAGTCTTACCCCACGCTTGCTTACTGGGCATAGCTGGATCCTTGGTAGGATCACGACTTGCCTCGTCACCCATCACGAACTTCATACAGAGCTGGGCGAGCGAGGTCACCGTATCAAGCACCACAGTTTCACGGTCATGCTTACCACTGTGGAGGTACCAGAACGCAAGATCTATGTCGGTCCATGTTTCGACCTTGAAGACTTTGACATCCTTGAACTTCCGGATGCTCATCGTCCCACGTTCGTTGCAGTCGATGATTAGAGGCTTGGGCCCGGTCGCACCGAACGTGGTTTTACCCAGCTTCGGTTTCCCGTACACAAGGATCTTGAGTTCTCCAGCGTGTTCACCCACATCTACAACCTTGTCAGCGGCACGTTCAAGTTTGGTCTGTCCCCCAGTAGAGGTAGGCCTCTTACGGCGTGATGGTGTCGAAGCCATAGTACTCCTTCTTGTCGGCGGGCTTGTACTTGAGTTTTATCATCTGCTTCGAGTTGCCCCCATACAGGTCCACAACACAGAGGTCCTTGTACGAGCAATACTCGCAAGAACGACTGATAGTGCGTACAGGCTCATACCCCCTTTCCATCTGCCCTGCTGTATACGCGGCTTCAGCAACAAGAGTCTCAACGACCTTCGGTGCGGCTGGTACTCGTTCGCGGCGAAAGTAAGTAGATGTTCCGTGTTGCAGTCTTGATATTACATCACGATAATCATCCAGGTCAAGGCCATATTCCTTGATAGCACGAACCATCGTCAAGGCATCAGTATCAATCTTAGCTTTACTCAATGCCGTACCACTTTTCAGAAGTTTGGGGATGGTTGGTGCTTTCGCTCGTAGGTAATTCCAACAGATGCCTACGATCTCCCCATACGTACCTAGTTCGTTCAACGCCCACACATATAGGTTGGATTGGGTATCTAGGAATCGGTAGTCAGCACCTGGGATCGTGTTATGAGACTTATTCTCAAACAACCATCTCCCGTACTCGTCCTCGACAATCATATCGAACTTGAGTCGGAATGTGTGGTTTCCAGGACCGGGCAGGGGTACTTCACATTCGTCCTCAGCAGCGATGTACTTCAGAGTAGCATCTTCTTTCTTCCAGTGAAAGACGTATGACGCCATCACACGGTTGCAGAAATCGGGCAAGTCTCCGTAGTATTCTTTCTCCTCGTCGAATAGACGATTGAACTCCTCCGTCAACTCAGCATGACGTTTCTTCCAACCATACCCGTTGTAGTGAGACTCAAGCAACTCGTGAAGCCACGTTCCCCGCTTGAATGGTTGGGCAGTAAGCTTCGGTACTAACAAGCGGTCGTACTTGTACCAATAGCTTCGCTGACAAGCGAGATAAGACTTCAATTTTGAGTTAGTAACTATCATTAGAACTCAACTCGGGCAGTTATGTCGTGAACCAATACTGACAGCTCAAGAGACTTATTCGTCCATTCAGCTATCTTCTTCGATGTAGCTGATACCCCCGTCAGCTGTTCACGAGTAGCTGAAGCAGTATCTTCTACTGGCGATAGTATCGGGTCGATCTTCTCAAAGAGTTCTTTCAACTCACTTTCTAGAGTATGAAGTGCTGAATCCATCTCCTGTGTAAGTTTGGGTACTGCGGGTAGCTGAGGGTCGGGTATGTATTCTTTTATCTCCATCAACCCTATCTCTCTTTGTTCTTTGGTAGTTGTAGGGATAGGTGGTTTTTCTAAAGGTAGATCTAGATCGGGTAGATCCTCCTCGATGTTATCCTTCATATCTCTTCTCCTTCACTCCAGTGTTGCCCCACCTTGATATCTACCACGATGGGCACCTCGAGTTCAACTCCAAACTTTTTCTTCAGTGGTAGATTCTCCATTACCTCCTTTATCCGTGAAGTCCACTTGTCAGTGGTATCTTCTCTGATCTGGAACAAGATCGAGTCATGTACTGTACCAACGATAAGAGCTTCTTCAGGATCCATCTCATCGTGAAGGGTAACAAGCGAGAGAAGCATCAGATCGGAGGCCAACGACTGTACTGGACTATTGATTGCTTGTCTTTCTGCTTCCGCTTGTACGTCTTCATCTTCGGAGTCGATGTCAGTAAGATGCCGAACTCGACCAATAAGGGATTGGACTCGCTTGTAATTGTGGACAATTCTACGCTGACGTTGGTGCCAGGGAAGAATACCTGCAAACTTCTCAAAGTAACGGTCTCGAACAATCTTCGCTTCTTCTAATGAAACTTCAACGTCATAGCTATCTCGAGCGTATTCAACGAACTTCTTTGCTCCCATCCCGTATAAGAAACCGAAGTTCACAGCCTTAGCCTTCTTGCGTTCTTCCTTAGTAACCTCTGATGCTGGCTTACCCGTCATAGAGACCGCCATCTGCATATGAACATCCTCTCCTAACTGGTAGAGGCGCTGTAGAGTTTGATCTCCAGAGTAGTGGGCGGCGATTCTGAGTTCGATCTGGCTAAAGTCAGCCTCAACGAAACGCCATCCAGGGGGTGCACCAAGAATGCTTCGTATAAGAGGGTCTCGAGGTACTTGTTGCATATTGAGGCCACGTCCCCGATTGCCTTCCTCTTTGCCTGAGCTGAGTCTTCCTGTGACGGTACCAGCAAGTTTATAGTTTGCGTGTAGTCGGGAATTTCCGTCAAGTAATTCACCCCACCCTTCTAAGAATCCTCGGTTCTTCGCGTACCCTCGCCATTCTAGGATAAGTGGTACGATCTCGTGCTTATCTCGAAGTCGAAGCAATACCGATTCCTTGGTGCTGAACGCACCTCCGTCGGTCATCTCGATAACAGGCAACTTCAGTTTGCCGAACAGGATAGCTGACATCTGCTGCGATGAATTCCAGTTGACCTCTTCACCCGCAAGTTTCGTCAGTCGTGTCGTTAGTTTCTCGAGGCGTCGGTTTATCTCTATCAATCGTTCGGCCATACGTTCCTGGTCTAGCCACATACCAGTACGTTCTATATCCGTCAGGCATCGGGAAGCAGGCATCATGATCTTAGTGAAGATACGAAGCGAACGCTCATTACCCTCAACAGTCAGTTGCTCCTTGAACTTGTAGTACAACCTCAACGTGTAGTCCGAGTCCTTGCCGTTGTACTTGGCGAGTTTCTTTAGGTCTTCGACCATAGCCCCACCCTTGGCCAGATCTACATTCGCCCAAGCATCCACACCTAGTAACATCTGAGCAAGAGGCTTCAAACCCTTCAGTCGATTCTCGTCCATGATGTGGGCAGCAAGCATCGTATCGAAGTCAGCGTACACAGGTTTCCCGAACTGGTGGAGCCACCTATCATCGAACTTAGCGTTGTGGGCAACACGCTTGGCGGGTGTATATGCCAGTGCTGTTGTTATCGCTCCTAGGACACGCTCAGGCTGCTTCCAAGGCGCTTCCGGATGATGTATCGGCACGACGAACGCTACTCCTGGCTTGGGCGATACAGATATAGTAGCGATCTTCGCACCCGGTACATATTCCTCGAACCCATTAGTCTCGAGGTCATACGCTACAGCTTTCGACTTCAGTATCGCATCGAGGCACAGGTTCAACGTCTTCTGGTTGTTCACTAGATATGTACGTGTGGGCGTAGCACCCGATTCACCTTTGACAAGTCGAGCGAACGCCTCGAGGTCAGTCTTCCAAAGCATCTCGTTCCGTGGGTTACGAAGAACAGCCGCAGGGTGGATCGTAGGAAAGACCTGGGCATCCCCTAGCGGTAGCACATTACCCCGGTGTTTCATGATCCCCGACTTCTTGACTACGGAAAGTGCCGTGTTACCCATGGTCAAGATGAACTCGGGTTTGACAGCCTCGATCTCATCATCGAGATAGTGCCGACACGCCTTCTCCTGTATCTTCAGTATCTTCTGTTTCTCCATCGGTCGACACTTCACGAGGTTGGTGATATAGAAATCTCTACGGTTGAACCCGATAGCAGCAAGTGACTCGTCCAGCAACGATCCCACCCGACCGACCATGGGTCTGCCCGTCTCGTCGTCCTGAAAGCCTGGAGCATCAACCACAATCATCAGACGGCAGGGGACAGGCCCCCGGCCCATGAGGCAGACACTATTCGCCGATAGGTGAAGTTCACACTCCTTGCAATTCTGGTTGCGAACTCGCTCAGCGAGGGTTTTCTTCATGTCTCACCTCTACTAGTGAACTCTCGAGCAACTTGAGACCTTCGCCCCAACTAGGTTTAGGCTTCTCACGATAGACTACAGTAACTATTCCAGCATTGATAAGCAGCTTGGCGCAATTGAGACAGGGCCCGTGGGTGCAGTACAGGGTCGCGCCGTTCAAACTGACCCCCGCTCTAGCAGCCCAGGCGACCACATTGGCTTCGGCATGAACCGTGCGAACGCAGTGCCCGTCCTGCATATCGCAACCAGATTCAGCACAATGTGGTTGACCACTGACTGCACCCACGTACCCGCTTGCGATGATCCGCCCTCTCCAGACAGCAATCGCTCCAACCTGAGCTCGAGGGCACGTTGAGCGTTGGCCGAAGAGATGAGCGATTGAGAGAAACAATCGCACTCTAGAGATACGGTCATCAGCTTTAGAAGACATCTTTGACATCCTTCTCGTAGACGTGCAACGACCCGATGAAATGAGTGAACGTCCCAGGTTCTATCTCAGTGGCGTTCGCCACGTAATTCATGAGAACTGTGGTGATAGCTACATCGTTCGGATAATGAGTGAAGAAGTCACAACTCCGCATCATATAGGTAATATTGAGTTTTCCCTCTCGATATACGAACCAATACCCCAACGAACAAGGAACGCGACGCTTGCCTCTCTTAGTCTCATCATTGTGATTCCACACAGGTAGATACAACTGTCGGCTGTGTGGGTGTACTTTCAGCTCATCAATTATCCGGTCGATGTGTGTTCCCCCCATGCGTTCAGAATACGAATAGGAGAAACGACTGCCACTTCGACTTAGGTCAGTACCCTCAAGAAATGGTTCCCAGATCTCAGGACGTTCCTTCCAGGCGTTCCCCGGATTCAGACCACCGGCGACACGGTCTATCCATTCTTGTTGGAGCCAGGCTTCATGTACTCCTTCTATCTCCGCATAATCGGGCTTCAAGACGGTATACATATAGTTCGAGAGTTCATGAGTCCTGAAGTCAGGATTGTCACGGACATAGATATCCTGCATCGTCTCAGGTTGAACGCTGACACCTAGCTCAGCAAGATCTCGTTTGATCTCGTTCTGAGCTTCTGGGAAGTCGTGGAATAATCTGCTCACATCTCCTCCTCTAGGTCATCTATCAGATCTTCGATAGGACGGGCTTTAGTACCTCGAGATGATAGACCTATCGCTTCTTCCAAAGATCCTGTCCCCAACAACACATCATCGTCGTCGAAGATAGCCTTGATAAGAGCATCTGCCTTCTCACGCTTCGCCTTACGTATGACAGCTCGAGATTCTGGAGACTTGTATATCATCTTGTCGAGTGTAATCTGCTCGATGGGCAAGTCAAGTACCCCGTACTCAGTCTCCTTACCCAAGAATGGTGCCTGGTCGATCCCGACTTGAGCGTGTAGTCGGCGACGTACCCGTTTCTCAGCTCCGTACTTCATATCTTCGTACAACACACCCTCGGCATCGAGTCGCTGGATACGTTGATACCAAGAGCGGGTGATCTTCCACGACGGGTAACGTGCCTCTTCCTTGATACGGATACGCTTACCCGATACGGGATGAGTGATGATCTTGCCCTCGGGCCATTCACCCTCAACGAAGTCCTCAAGACCCTGAGCGAAGATGTACGCCATCGACTTGAACCCATGCCACTGAGCAGCTTCGAGATGCCAACGAAACTTGAAGTCGTCAACCTTCAACCCTTCGCCAATCATATCGGCTGCCATCTCTATGATCTTGTGGGCAAGCATCAGATCCAGTTGCCCGATGTAGCCGAGGTACGATGTACGTGAGTAGAGTGAAACAGTCGGATACGGAAAAGCTCGATAAGTCATGAATCTCATGCAACTGCCACGCTTACGACGGTTAGCTCGAGCGTTAGATAGAACGAAAGTAGGATCTACTCGTTGCATATCCAACGCTACGATACCCCGACCATAAGTCGAAAGTTCTTTGACACCCTCGAGAAATGTGAAAAGCCACATCGGGTTGACGTACTGTCTGATGAGTGTGGACCAACGTGACTCGGTCAACCACACATCAAGGCCTAGGTTCAGATCGTAAGCTGAAGAGTCAGCCATAGCCAGTACATCACCGACCATCGTATCAATGCTCGAGTAGTACGCGAGTTCGTTCTTCTTCGCCCACAACAGACCTTGAGTCAGGTTGTTAGACATCTCCGTTATATCAGCGCCATGTACGACTAGCGGTCCTGACTGGTCGCCTGCACCCTGGATTCGTTTGTAGTCAACCATCAGTAATTACTCCGCTGACGGAACTTGTTGACCTCATTCTTCTTGAGGTAGATCAGCGCCGTTGACCTCGCATCGAGTCCAGACGTGATAAGCAACTCAACTAAGAAGTGGATGGCGTCAATCAGTTCCTCGTAGTAGTGCTCCTTGTCGGTGAGCACCTCAGATTGCTTCCAAGGCTTGTTCTTCAGACAGTTCGTCGCCTCGCTCAATTCTTCGACTGTGCGATATGCGAGGTCCTTGATCCTCCACTGTACGAATCTGTGGTCAAGAACACCGAACATATCGGGGTCAACAACAAGAGCACCTCGATCTTCCTCTATGCTGTGGTACTTATCTATGAGCTCCTGTTGCTTAGCGAAGATGAGCTCGAGCATATCACCTTCTGGTAGTTCTATGTCGCCGAAGTCTAGAACATTCACCGTATCATCCCTTCCACTAGGTGTAGGTATTCGATAACCGCATTACGAACCGACGGGTACTTCATCTCTTTCCGTTCGTGGTCGAAGCTGTAGACGATAATCTTGGACCCGTTGTCATACAGGTTGATGAGGAATTCCAGAGTACTCATCATCTTCGAGTACTGCAAACTGAGTTCGTCTAGATGCTCCTCGACTCCTGACAACTGCTCCTCGTTATGAAGGGTCTTGAGCAAGCGATCCTTCGACCGGAAACAGTAGACGATGAGTTGAGGGAATTCCAGCCAGCGACGAGTAACATCAAGGAACTCAGATGCACTTATCGCAAGGCCTCGAGTCTTGAGAACAGGGTTATATACCATCTCTGAGATCAGGCGACAGCGGTCAGCTATATGTACCTGTGCCGAGACATAGTCCTGACGGTCATAGTTGGGCCAGTCTAAGGCCTGCCGACGTATCTCAAGAACATCATGCTTGTTCCCAATAGAGGGTATGACTTTGAGCCCTGGGAAATCCTTGACCAGTTGCTCGATTAGAGTAGTCTTACCAGTCGAATCTAAACCTTCTACGGTAATGATGAGACTCAACCCCCTTTCGCGTTCGTTGTATGACTATATTATTCAACCCGATGCCTCCTTGTCAATAGCGAGGATGACCCATGATATAAGCCATGACCTCTTGTTTATCCTTCAGAGCTTTGAAGATATCACGGTCGATGGAGTTGACACATACTAGGTGTCGGTAGGTGACTTTGTGTTCTTGTCCGATTCTGTGGAGTCGGTCACAGGCTTGGACGAACTCGTCCAGGGCGTAGGTAACGGAGTAAAAGATGGCTTCGTGAGCAGCGTGTAGAGTGATTCCGAGTCCTCCGGACTGAATCTGAGCGATAAAAACTCCCGGACCATCATCACTTTGGAAAGCTCTCCTGTTAGTATCGCGGTCCGCCTTTGGAGTTGAGCCTGTAAGCGTATATACTTTCTTGTACCCGGCCTTACGCGCTGCACTTTCAATATCAGCGATCTCCGGTCTAAATCTCGCAAAAACAACAACCTTCAACCCCTCCTCGTATCGGTCTACAAGTAGGTCTTCGCAGACCTTCAATTTAGCTGTGGATATCTGACGCAACCCCTGGTCGGTATTGATCCACCCACCCGTGAGTTGTTGTAATCGTAGCAGTTTGACTAAGGCATTCTTGACATCTATTACTTCTCCTTTCGACAACTCTAGGAAGAATTCCTCCTCGAGCACATCGTATTGACGACGGGCTTCAGGTTCGAGTAATACGGGTACAGACTGATGAACCCGCTCAGGTAGATCTAATGCTTG